TTCAATTCCTGCAATTTTTGTAACTTTTCCTGATGCAACACCACCATTAGCACCACCACTGAAGTCAACATTGACTGCATTAGTAGCATTCGCTAATTTGTAGTATTCTTCAAGTCTCATAAAGCATTTTCTGCCTTCTGAAGGAACGTAGTTTGCATCAAGCTCTTTAGCCGCCGCAAAGATAGCATCTATCATTGCATTAGCCGCAGTAGCATCTGTAGCAGATGCAATGCCTGTGTTTACTACGTTAGTTGTAGCGTCTCCACCAGTTACGTTTGCACTAGCTAGAGTTGCTTGACCAATAGTTTGTAAGATATGCTTATCTTTTTGAAAAGATAATGCTCTACCCATTTCAGTAGAGTACGCACTTCTTACGTCCCAATGGTTTTTTGCTTCTTCGATATTCGATACGAATACTGAAGATATTAAAAGGTCATTAATTGTAATAACCTTTTCGTTTGAGTTAACTGCAGAACCTAATATTTCAGCACCAACTGCGTGATATTCCGCACCAATTCTTCCCATTACTGGAAAAGATGCAGATTTGCCGTTACTGATACTTCTTACCATATCAGCACCTTGTGTTTTTGAAGCTCTGTCAAATGAAGTAATTACTTCACCTGCGAATACTTTTAAAAACAGGGCATCATCACGAGTTACACCGCTATTAGCATTTCCGAATTTAACTGGATTTGCGTTTGACATGTGATTGTCTCCTTTTTGATGTTAGTTTATAAAAGCCTCTTCAATAAAGTTATTTAGTCAAGATTGTCCTCCGCAGAGGGTCAAGTTATTTGGCTAAATTAAAGTTGGCAGTTGCCACGCATAAGCGTTGCACAACTATTTTTTAGCTACCATTATGCTTTCGCAGTTTTGGCGGCACGTTTGAATTGTTTAGCAGTAGGTCTTCCTTTAGTACCTGCTGTTCGCATTTTCTCACCTGAACCTGCTTTAATTCTAGCACGTTTCTTATGAATGTTGGCGTATAATCCGTTCTTTGCCATTATGCTTTTTTCTTCTTATTCATTATTTTAGATTTTAAAGCGGCAGGTAATCTTTTCTGTCCACCTTTTAATACTTTACTTGGTTTCTTTGGTTTCTTTCCGTACATATCTATCTCCTGTTATGTTAAATTATAAATCTGATTTAGCTAATTTATCTTGAACCATTGCTTGATAAGCAGGGTCTTTTGAATACCTGTCATCACCCATAGCGGCAGTAACTTCAGCCCAAGACCTATAACCATCTTGTCCTGTAATTGTACCTTTACCTTCTACGAGACTTGGTTCATTACCATTTGCACTTTCAAATTTAGCTTTTAATCCTACGACTGCTAACTTTGCAGTTTCAATATCTTTAGAATTAACGGCTGTATTGTAAGCTGTCTTTTCTTGTTCGGACATATTCTCTGCCGCCCAATTAGACATTTCCGCATACGCATCTGAACCACCTACCATGTCTTTAATAGATGTTGATTGTTGGTCAGCAATTGCTTTTTGACCTTCAATAAACTGGTTTACATAATCTTTAGGTATACCTGCTTTTTCTAATGCTTCGTATGATTTTGCATCTAGTTCACCTTTTTCATTATACTCTGTTGCAAGGTTATCCATATTTAAACCTGCACTCTCAACTGCCTTTTCAGCAACCTCTAAATCATTTTTAGTTTCTGCTTTAGGAGCTTCTTCTTTAGGTGCTTCTTCTTTGTTGTCACCAAGTTTCTTTTCTAACTCTGAATATGACTTTGCTAAATCTTCAACACTCTTGAATTTTTCAGGTAAGCCTTCAGGTTTACTTTGTGTAACATTATCTTCTACTGGTTTTTCGCTAGTAGTTTCTGCTTCTTTTATTTCTATTGTATCTACCATTTGTATTTCCTTATTGTGGTTTAGTTAGATTGTTTGCAACTTGAGGAATGGCTTTCTCTGCCATTTGCATCATCTGGTCATTTTGCATTTGCTCTTCTTGAGCCGCTTGTTCTTCTGCTAGTTGCTCTTGTGATTTTAATAAACCATCTGTATCAATCCCTAAACCAATAGCGATACGTTTGATTAAATCATCAGGGTTTAATGCCTGAACAACTTGCGGATTTATCTGTGCAAGATTTCCTATCTCTGCAACAAATTCTCTTAATTTTTGTAAATCATTTCCTCTACCTAATGCTTCAATACCAGTAATAATAGTTGGCTGAACTGTTCCTTTAGGTAATTTTGGTATTTCATTTGCTTGTTCCATTCTTTTCATCAGTATTGAAACTAATGGTAGTTGGAACTCTTGTGATAATAATGAATAAATACCACCCATAGCAGTCTCTAATTGCTCTGCCATGTATCTAATTTCTTGTGCAGTTACTCTTTCTGCATCTCTTTGTATAGCTGTGTGTAGTAAGAATGCGTAAGACATTCTTTCTTCTAATTTAGCAATACTTCTTTCTACTACCTGTAAATCATATTGTTTCTGTGCTTGTAGTACAGACACATCTTCAGCCGTACCAGTAATAATGTCACCATTTCTAGTTTGTGCTAAATCTTTTTTTCTAGTAACAGAGTTAGGTCTAACCATAAATACTATTTTAGATGATGCCGCCGCACTCTCTACAAGTGCTTGTGATAATCCTTCTAATGATTTTAAGTCACCTAAAAATTCTTCTACATATCCTCTGCCGTAATCTTCATTGTCAACTCTAACCATTCTTAATGCTTGGTAAGGCATTCTTTCTTTTTTAAATGTACCAACACTAGAAGGTATTTTAATTCCGTTTACTTCTTGGCAAACATAAAACTCTTCTTCATTTAATTTATAAATATGTGTGTATAGTTCTATGTTTTCATCAGACTTATAATCTGGGTCAGAAATAACTTGTTCTGATACTTCTTGACCTAAAGATAAAATACTAGCTTTCTCACAAATAACTATTTCTAATACATTACCTGACGCATCTCTTCTAACTACATACTGTGATAAAGGAAACACTCTCATGCTACCTTTTTTAGGTAAGTAAGTTAATACATTACCACCAACAATCAGATGTTTTAATGCTTCAAATACTGAAACTCTTAATGCTAGTTGTTCAATTTTACCTGACACTTCTTTTTCTATTACAGACAAAGACTTTTCTATGTCAGTCTTCATGTCTTTATTTTCTTCTAATTCTTTTTTAGCGTCACCTGTAATTGATAATCTAAAAAATGGGGAGTTAGGGGGAAGCAATAATAAAAGAAGTTTACTTGCTAAATTGTTGACACCTCTTGCACCAACTGATTGGAATGGATTGTATAAATCATCTGAAGATGTAAAGCCTTCAGGTTTAATAAGTGATGGGATAGTTAATTCGCTACACTCTTCTGCTCTATCTAAATAATGTTCTCTGTCTTGTTGTAGTTTAAGATATCGTTCTTTAGCTGTATGAGCTTTCTGTAAACTACCTGTGTATTCCATCTAATTAGACAGTAGTGTTAGTAGCTATGTTTAAACCTGAAGAAGTATTTACAGAAGAAGTACCTGACTTCTTCACTTTTTTCTTCTTAATGTTTAAATCCTGTTCATTCGCTGTAACCAACTCTGGTGCAGTTTGTTCACCCACAGTTTGTGAAGTATTAACTGGTGTTGGAGCAGGTTCAGGAGCAGGTGGCATCTTTGGTCTCATGCACATATTATTTATCCCTCTCTTTAAGTGTGTTGATAAAATTAACTACGTCCCTTTGACCTGCTTTAAAATAAATAGTTTTAGTATCATCTTTTAAATCAGGTGATTTTTCAGGGTAAACTTTGTTTAATAACTCTATAAAGTCATTAACATTTTCAGGCAGAACTAAATCTTCCATTACGTTTTTCATCTAAAAGTGTAAGGTTAGTCCCAAAGATTACCTGTGACAGTACCTTTGTTGTATTCTGTAGCTCTATTCTCAAAGAAATTAGCATGTTCTACGCCATTTAATACCCAATCTAACCACGCTAATGGGTTCTCTTTGACACCATAATTAGGTTTTAAAGATAACTGAAGTAATCTTCTATCTGCTATATATCTAATATACTCTTTAACTTCTTCAGCTTTTAATCCTCTAATACCACCCATAGAAAACGCTAAGTCAATAAACTTATCTTCAAGGTCAACCATGTCTCTAGCTGTTTGATAGATACTTGCTTTAAATTTTTCTGTCCAAATATTTGGGTTTTCTTTTATGATTTGATGAAACAATTTAATCATGCTTTCAACATGGTGTGTCTCATCTCTAATAGACCAAGTTACGATTTGGCACATTCCTTTCATACGTCCATATCTTTGGAAGTTAAGAAGCATGACAAATGATGCAAACAACTGTAAGCCTTCACCAAATGCAGAGAAACAAGCTATCTCTCTAGCTAGTCCTTCAAGTCCTTTACCTTTAGATGTAAATAAATACTCATGCTTATCAGCCATTTCTTTGTATTCTTGAAACGCTTTGTATTCCTTATCAGGTAATCCAATAGTATCATTTAATAAAGAATAACTATGTGCATGGTTTGCTTCACTAGAAGCTATTGCAGATAACATCATTCTTATTTCAGGTGATTTAAACTGTGGAATATATTTATCTAAATAGGCTTGTGCTATATCAACATCTCCTTGTGTAAAGAATTTTAATATTTGTCCTATTAAATTTTTCTCTTCGGTACTTAATCTTTCATTCCAATCTCTAACATCTTCATGCAATGGCACTTCACTAGGTAGCCAGTGCATTTTCTGTTGCATATCGTATGATTGAAATGCCCATTCGTAATCAAAGGGTTTGTAGTATGCTCTCTTCTTAAATAAACTCATATTAATAACTCAATCCCTTCTATTATAATTATTATTAACAACTCCACTGCTAGGATTGTGTGATACACAGTCCATAACACAGATTGTTTTACTTTTCTTTTACGTCTCTTCTTTCGTGGTTTACTAAAACCATTAAAAATACTTTCATCTGTCATTTTTATAACCAAGCCCTTTCTTTCTATCTCCGTATAATTTTTGCCATGACCAAGATGTTAATGCTGTAGAGTAATGATAAATAATTTCTAATATATATTTTTTCATATTAGTGTTCCTACTATTACTCCTAATAGAAATCCTACCCATGCACCCACTAATCCTTCTCGGTAATACAAAGACAGTACGCTTAATTCTTTAATTAATTTTTTCATTATTCACACGCTAAGCAATCTGCTTCTGGTATG